TCATCGCGACATCTCCGGGGAATAGGACAGGGTGGCCGGCGGCGACAGGCCGTTGGTACCGATCTGGCGCAGCTCGACCGTTACCGGTCCGGTCACATCGACCATGCGCCATTGCGGCTCCGCCAGTTCGATCGACCGCGCGGCTCCGGCGGCATCGGTCACGGTCAGCAGATATGCCTCCCGCTCCTCGACCAGCGGCTGGTCCACCCCGTCACGCCACGGCGCGAACAGGCGACCCCGACGGGTCCAGTACAGCATCGCCCCGTCGCGGTCCGCACGGACCGTCAGGTGCACCGGTGCCGGCGGAACCAGCCACCGCCCGGTCGGAACCTTCGCCGCCGTCGCCACGTCCTCCCCGAGGGTGCCGATCGCCATCACGCCGACCAGCACGCCCGCTGCACCGCCGTCGACCCGCCGCAGCGTATCGGGGTCGAGCAGCACGAAGGTCTCTCCCCGTCGATGGGTCGACATCGCGAATTCGGTGCCGCGCCGCCCGCGCCACAGCCGCGACAGCCGCCAGCGTGCCGGGGCGATCCGCTCCGCCGATCCGAACTGCACGATCTCCTCGCCGACCAGCGCGGCATTGCCGCCGCGATCCATCGCCGCCGCATCGATACTCTCCAGCTCCATCGCGTCGTGCAGCAGCGTGACCTCGATCGACGACGCCCGATCCTCGATCAGGGAACTGCCGGGCGCGGGCGGCACCGCGACCGCGCCGAACACCCCGGCGGCGGCGGTCTCGCCGATCTCCCGCCAACCGTCCGCGTCGCTGCCGACCGACAGCATCGCCCTTCGCCAGCCTGCCGCGGTTCCGGCAGCGACCACGCCCACCCACGGTGCCGCACCCGCATCGTCGCCGGGCAGCTCGATCAGCCGGATCGCGGTCCGTCCCGCCGATACGTCCGACGCCAGTTGCGGCGCACCGGTCGCGGGTTGCGCGGCATGGCCTGCCCTCGCGATCCGCACCAGTTCCAGCGTGATCCGCATCGCCTCGATCCGCGTGCGCCGCACCCGCCACAGGCCCGCTTCGCCTGGCAGCGTCACCCGGTCCCCGGGCGCGACATCGATCGCCCGCCAGTCGAGCGCGACCGTCCGCACCTCGCCCGTCGCCGCCTGGTGCGCAGCAACATCGCCGGCAATCCCCGCCGCCGTCCCCGCGTCCAGCGCGGCGGGCAACTCGATCCGCAGCATCCGCCCCGCCCCGCCGGGTCGCAGCACCTGCTGCACTCCCGCCTGATAATCGCGCGCGGTGTCGTGATAGGCCACGGCCACATCGACCGGTGCGCCCGGCGGCCGGCGCCACGCCGGCGCATCGACCGGCAATGGCGTATCGGGCAAGTCCCGCGCCCGCCCCGCCCCGATGCGCAACCGCGTGTCATCGCCCTCGGCGGCATACCATCCGCCCAGCGGCTCGACGATCGCCTCCACCGCATCGCGCACCCGTTCGCCGCTGGCGGCATAGCCCGCGAACAGCGGCCCGACGCCCTCGGCCCGGATCGCCCCGCCGCCCAGCGCCTCGACGATCGTCTCGACCCCCACCGGCCCGGCATCCGCCTCCACCTCGAAGGTCAGCGACGGGATGCGATTGCCGAAATCGGCCAGCGCCAGATCCTCGAACACCGCATAGGCGATGCCGCGGTACGCCGGGGCGTCGGCGATCCCGACCCGGCTTGCGATCAACGGATCGGGCAGCTGCGCCTCGTCACCGGGATACCAGCGAAAGCCGCCGGTGCGCGTCTTCCAGTCACCAGCAGCGCCGCGCAGCAACTTCCCCTCGGCCCAGATGCGGCGGATGCCCCGGATCGGCCGGCCCGACAGTGCGACCGCGAACGACGCGCTATAGCTGTACTGCGTCGTCCGCCCCGCGCCCTTGCCGCTGGTCGACGCCGCCTCGCGCAGGTCGGTCGCCCAGATCACCGTGCCCGCCACACGCATCGTGCCGAACAGCTTCGGAAGCTGCGTGCCATAGCTCGACAGCTGCACCTGCAATTCGCGCAGCCGCGGTCCCTGCCGCGCCCGGCCGAAGATCGCGCCGTCCACCACCCCGCCGCCCAAGCGCCCCAGCGCCGCCCCGACCGGTCCCGCCACTGCGCCGCCCAGCGTCGTCAACACCATCGTCGCCATGTTCGTCCTCCCGTTTTCGCCAGATGCCGATCACCGGCCAGGGCGGCGGCCCCGGCCGCTCGACCACCGCCCGCGCCACCGCATCGGCGTGGATCACCCCGTCCCCGGTCGCGATCGCCAGATGCAACTGCCCCGGACCGCTCGCGATCAGCAGCACATCCCCCGCCGCCGCCTGCCCGACCCGCCGGAACCCCTGTCCCAGCCCGGCCACCACCCGCGCCACGTCGCCACTGCGCGGCGGATAACCGTCGGGCACCGCGACGCCATGCGCCCATCCGACCAGCCCGACACAGTCGAACCCGTCGTCCGGCGTCCGCCCCTGCCGCCGGAACCGGCACCCGATGACGCTGCGCGCCCGCCCGACCGCACTCATGCGCCGGGATAGCGGGTCAGCAGGTCGATCCCCGGCAGATGCGGCTCCCCCCGGAAGTTCGCGACATTGCCGAACCGGTCGCGACAGGTCGCCAGCGTCCCGTCGCACCCCTCGCGCAACTCCACCAGCGCGCCCGCCCCGTCGAAACGCGGCACCGTCTCCAGCGTCACGCTCGCCGCATCCGCCGCGACGATCATCGCCGACAGCCCGCCATTCGCCCCGCCGATCCACCGCAGCCGCCCGCGCGCGAACCCCGCCCCCGCCGCCAGCTCCAGCCGCTCGCCCTCCTGGCCCTCGACCCGCACCAGCCTCCGCCGCCCGCGCATCGCCACCCGGCACCTGCGGTCGCCCAGCGTCGCGCGGCATCCGGGCGAGGTCGCCTCGACCACCGGCGCCTCCAGCCGCACCTCGCCGCCCAGCACCTCGGCGGCAAAGCTCCCGCGCCCCGCCTCGACCGTGCCGATCCGCCCGCTCGCGACCGGCACCGCCACCCCCGGCCGTTCCCAGTCGATCGCGAACACCGCCACCCGCGCGCCGTCATAGCGCCCGGCCAGCAGGTCGCTCTCCCGGATCGCATCATGGCCGAGCGCCCCCTCGACCGACATCGCCGGTGCCTCTAACGTATCGTCGCGCACGATCGCCGACGGAGTCATCCCCGGCGCGGCGCGACAGATCAGCCCGTCCACCACCACATCCCGGTCATGCGCGGTAAGGCCGAAGGTCACCCCGTCGCGCCGCTCGATCCGCCAGCACAGGGTCAGCGTCGACACCGCGCTCATGCCTCGCGCACCTCGATCAGCGGCACGCTGGCCGCGACGCCCGCGCCATGCGTCGCCCGCGCCACCTGCAACCGGTCCTCGGCAAAGCGCACCGGCACATCGAAGGCGAACCCCGCCGTCACCGCCACGCCCTCGCCCGGCGCGACGTCGAGCAGCACCACGCCGCCCTCCCCTACGGAAAAGCCCTGCGTCTCGACGCCGCCCACGCCGACCCGCACGCTCCCCGCCACCGGCCGCGTGATCCGCCGCACCATCTGCCCGTAGCGCTTGACCAAAGCGAACCGCGTCGTGACGCCATCCCCGGTCCCGATCAGCACATCGTCAAACCCCGGCACCACGGCGGTCGCGTGGTCGAACGGGTCCTGCAACCGGAACGCGCGTGCCGGTCCCAGCCTCGCCCGAAAGAAATCGAGCAGCAGCGCCATATCCGCCTGCGACCGCACCCCCGGCCCGACATCGTAGCGGGTGCGCGGCGCGGCCCAGTCGACATTGCGCGCCTCATGCCCGCCCGCCGCAACCGCGATCGCGGTCGATGTCTCGGGCATCACTTCGGCTTCCGCGCCCAATGCCAGCGGAAAGCGCACATCGTCGAACGCCTCCATGTCGCGCTCCTCCTCCCAATAGGTGAACCCGTCGCGCAGCACCTGCGGCAACGCCCAGACGAACGTCTCCGCCACGCCCCGTGCCATCGCGACCCCGGCGGCATCGGCAATCGCCCGCCACTGCGCCCGATCTTCGCGGTTCAACACGAAGCCCGAGAAATAATGCTGTTCCCGCGCCGGATAGCCGAGCCTTGCCTCCGCCGCCGCGACACCCTGCGCCGTCGCACCGACATTGCCGGTCGCCGCCCAGTCATAATCCTCCAGCTGCAACACATCGAACGCCGGCCGTGCCCAGCCGACCGGCAGGTTCGCGCGCTTCACCTCGGGACTGTCGGCGTTGAGGATCGTCGGCAGATAGGCGAGCAGCAACGCCTCCTCCGCCCCCGCATCCCGCGCCGCCGCGACCAGCGCCGCGGTCGATCCGGCCAGCAACGCCCCCGCCCGATCGAGCAGCCCGCGCTGCGCCGCGCTCAAACGCCCGCGCACATCGTCGATCACCGGCACCTCGCCACCGAGCACAGCCCGCGCCGCATCGTCATACAGACAGATGCGGTGATCGACCGTCACCCACCACCATGGCTCGCCGACCTGGAACCGCCCGCGACCACCGGCCGCCCGCCCGATCCCGACGAACGCCCGCGCCACCGCCTGAAGATACCCCATCGCCCCGCCATGCGCCGGCGACAGCAAGGTGGATGGCGGCACCCACCCGGTCAGCGCCGGCGCCCCGTCCGCCGCCCGCTGCTTCCAGTCGCCCCAGCAATGCGCGTCGAACAATTCATAGCTGAGCGACCAGATCGGATCATACCCCAGCGCTCCCGCCCGCGCCGCAAAGTCGCGATGCCACGCCGCGCACGGCGCATTCAGCACGCCCCCGGCCAGCGACACGAACAGCCCCTCGCCCAGTCGTTCGAGCCGGAAATAATGGCTCATGCCGACATAATGGACGAGGGCGCCGCGATACCCCAGCCGCAGCGCATTGTGCAGCAACCGTTCGGGGGTCAGGTGATAGCTGTCGTCATAGCCGCTCGCGATCCGCAAGCGATGTTCGGGCAGCACCACATCGCCGACGCCCAGCACCGACCCCGGCCCGTCGCAGCGGATCGCCGACATCTCCGCCCAACCCTCGACCGGCGCGTCCAGCAACCCGCCCCCTTCGGCATAGTCCGGCGGCACCAGCGATACGAACATCCGGTCGACGTCACCCGCCCATACCGGCACGGCATCGTCGGGCAGCCTGTACCCCCCGACGACGCTCGCAAAGTCGATGACGATCTCGGCATCCTCCGGCGTGCCGGTCGCGTAATTCCACAGCCGCACATACCAGGCGCGTGGCCTGCCATCCGCATCGCGCCCCTCGATCGTCAGCACCGACCCATGCCGCGCATCCAGCGGCCGGATACCGCCGGACCGCCAGCGAAACCGCAGGGTACAATCGCGATAATCGCGCACCGTGTCGTAGCGCAGCAACGGATGGTCATGGACATCCTCCGATGCCCAGATCAGCCCCGCCAGATCGTCCTGGCGGTAGAAGACGCAATCGACCCGCAGCGCTTGCGAACCCATCGTCACCACCGACGCCATCATCGGACGCGGAAAATCGACCGTCCAATAGGCGGGGTCGAAGCGCGTCAGCACCCCCGCCTCCTGCACCGTGCGCGTGTCCGCCAGCCAATATCCCATGGGTCATGCCTCCATCAGCGCGGCACGCACCGCCCGCGCCACCTGCCGGCTCGACTGTTGCAGCGCGCGCGGCGCATCGCCGCCGCCAGCGTTCACGGTGATCGCCACCCGCACCTCGCGCGCACCGCCGCCTTGCGCCGCGACCACCTGTCCGCTGCTGGTCGGCACGAACAATTCCGGGCCGCGCTCGCCGACCCAATAGGGCCGCGCCGGGCTGACCGGGCCTCCCGTGGCCCGCCCCGGCGCACCGCCGACCAACTGCCCCAGCAGCCCGATCAGCCCGCCGCCACCGGTCCCCGGCGTCACCGCGCCGACCACCGCCGCTGCCGCGATCTCGCCCAGCACCTTCAGCGCCGTATCGCGCAGATCGTCGAAGCCCAGCTTGCCGCTGCGGATCGCGCGGGCCAGCGTGGTCTCCACCGCCCGCCCCGCCCGGTCGATCCCGCCGGCGAACGGCCCGTCGAGGCTCGCCTGCATCGTCGCCACATCCTGTGCGAACCCGGTCGTATCGGCGCGCACGCGCACGACCAGCCGTTCGATTTCCTCATCCATCGGGAAAACGCTCCTTCAATCGGTCGATGGTTGTGCGGTCGCAGGGATCAGGCGCATCGCCGCGCATCGCCTGCACCAGCGCCGCCAGTTCGGCGGGCGTCGCGGACCAGAAGGCGTCCGGTCCCCAGCCGAACGCCACCCCGGCCAGCCCCGCCATCCGCCGGGCCGCCTCGGCGAAACTCACCGCCCGCCCAGAATCTGCGCGATCAGCATTTTCAGCGCCGGGGTCGCCGCCGCCAGCCCGCCCGCCGTCACCCCTTCGGCAAAGGCGTCGCGTCCCATCGGTGCCGGATCGCGCAGGCAATGCCACAGCAGCGCGACCAGTTCGGCGAGCGTCAGCCGCCCCGCCGCCGCGCGCTCGACCAGCGCGAACAGCGACCCGACCTCCCCCTCCGCCGCGACCAGCGCGGCAAAGCTCGGCCGCAGCACCAGCGTCTCGCCATGCACGCGAACGCTCGCCTCGCCGCGCACCGGATTGGCCGGCGCGGTCATGCCGACACCACCGGGCCGGACGATTCCAGCGCCAGCGTGTAATTGCGCTCGCCATTATAATCGCCGGCATAGTCCAGCCGCGTGACCAGGAACCGCCCGGTCATCGTCTCGCCGCTCTCGAAGCTCAGCCGATAGTCGTCGATCACGCCGGACAGCGCATTGCCGCGCAACCGCACCTCCGCCGCCGATCCGGTAAACACCCCCGCCCCGCTGACGCTGACCGACCGCACCCCGGCCCCCGACAGCAATTCGCGCCACCCGCCCGAATCCTTGCTGGTGATCGCCACCGCCTCGCCATTCACGCTCAGCTGCGTGGTCCGCAGACCCGCCACCGTCGCATAGGCCACCGGCACCGCCCCGTTCCCGATCTTCAACAGGAACGCACTACCCTTCTCCGCCGCCATCGATGTTCTCCCAAACCAAAACCGTCACCCCAGCGCAGGCTGGGGTCTCCCACCGCATGCCCTGACGCCCGCCCGACACGCTTTTCCCGCGCCCCGCGAAAGGTCGCGACCGCCAAAATCCCTCTCCCACCGGGAGAGGGAGGGAGCGGCGCAGCCGCGGAAGGGTGAGGGCGAAACCCCCTCACCCCGCCAGCATCCGCACCCGAAACTCCAGCGCCCCGACCCAGCCGTCGCCGTCGCGCAACACCCGGCTGCGCACGAACGACAGGCTCACCACCCGCCACCCCGCGAGCACCGAAGGCGCCGACAACACCGCCACCTCCGCCGCCGCCGCCAGTGACCGCAGCCGCGCCGGCACCTCGCCGCCGTCGAACAGCTGCACGACCACCCGCCCCTCGCGCCCGGCGGCATCCTTGGTCCCCCAGTCGGTCAGCACCGGCGTATCGACCACGACATGGGGCCGCGCGGCCCGTACCGGCGGCGCATCGAACACGCTGGCGGTCGTCAACACGCCCCGCAGCCGCGCGACCAGCATCGCCTGCAACAATGTCCCCGCGATCATCGCCCCCACCCCGCGACATCCTGCAGCCGGGGATCACCGACCGTCCGCCACGTGAGGCCCCGACCCGACAGCACCACGCCGTCGCCGACGACCTCCGCCGCCACCCCCGGCACCTCGCCCGCCGCCGCCGCCACCCGCGCACGCAGCACCGCCGCCCGCTGCTCGCCGATCGCCTCGGCCCGCTCCAGCGCGCCGATCATCGCCGCGCTCCGGCCAGCTGCATCCGCCGCCACGGCCGCCACAGCGCCCCGACCGCCGCCGGGGGTGCCGCCGCTGCCGTCCGCGCGTCGAACAGATGCGCGACCAGCAGTACGATCCCCTGCGCCACCGGCGGCGGCACCGCGTCCCACTCCGCCGCCAGCCCCGCGACGAAGCGCACCGGTCCCGCCGCCGCCATCCGCACCCATCCGGCGCCCGCCTCGTCGATATCGATCGCGACGACCGGCGCGACCGCCGTGATCGACGTCACCGGCGCGACCGGCAGGGGCCGCCACTCGTTCGACGCCGCCATCATCGCCTCATGCGGCCGCGCGATCATCGCCGTGCCGGTATAGGCTTCAGCCAGCGTCAATGCGGTCGCCGCCAGCCGGTCGATCACCATGTCCTCGGCGGTCCCGGTGATCCGCAGATGGTCGCGCGCCGCCACGCGCACCCCCGCGATCACCGCCGCCGGAAAGGGCGCTGCGCTCATATGTTTCTCCTGGGATGTTTGATCCGCTCACGCGGATGGGCGGTGCCGGCCCGCTCCCCCTCCCCGCCACCCATCGATTGTACCGTGTGGGTGGCGGGGAGGGGGAGCGGGCCGGCACCGTTGCGGGGCGGGGTTTCCCCGCCCCGCCAAATCAAGCAACCACCTTCAGCAGCTTGATCGCCTCCGAATTCGTCACTGCCCCGCCGACACGCTTGGTGGCGTAGAAATGGACGAACGGCTTGTTCGAATAGGGATCGCGCAGGATCTGCGTCTCGGCCCGCTCGGCGATCAGATAGCCCGCCTTGAAGTTGCCGAACGCGATCGGCAGCGTCCCCGCGGCGATGTCGGGCATGTCCTCCGCCTCGACCACCGGATAGCCGAGCAGCGTGTTCGCCTGCCCCTCGGCGAGGCCGGGCGTCCACAGGAACGCGCCGTCGGCCGTCTTGAACTTGCGGATGCGCGCCGCCGTCTGCGCGTTCATCACCCAGCACGCGCCCTGTCGATAGGCACCGCGCAGGCTATGCACCAGGTCGATCAGCCGGTTCTCGGGATCGCTCCCGAAATCCGCCGCCGCGCCCGAGGGCAGGTGCTGCAGCGTTCCGAACGGCCGCGCCGCATCGCCGGTCGCGGCGGTCGGATAATTCAGGAACCCGCGCGGCCGCCCGGTGCCGCTGCCGTTGACGAACGCCTGCCCCTCGGCCCGGGCGAACTCGCCGGCGATCTCGCCTGCCAGCCACGCCTCGACGTCGAACGCGGCATCGTCCAGCATCGCCTGGCTCGCCGCCGGATTGGCGTACAGCTCGCCCATCGGCGGCGCGATCTCGTTGAAGGTCGGCGTCGCCGTCTCCGGCCGCGCACCGCCCTCGCTCGCCCAGCCCGACGGCGTCGCGCCGCTCGTCACCAGCTTGCGATAGCCCGCCGACCCCACGCTCACCACCTGCGCGATGGCGCGGATCGGGCTGGCGACCTTCAGCGTCGCATCGATCATCGCGTCGATCTCGCGCGGCACGGCATAGCCGCCCGCCGCATCGCTGGTCCCCGCCACCGCCTTCGTCTCGACCGTCATCCCGCTGCGCACGAACGCGCCGAAGCCGCCGCCCTGCACCTGCGCACTCAGCATCGGCCGGCTCCCGCCCGCCGCCACACCCGAAAAGCTCCCCGCCAGCGTCTCGATCGTCATACTCGTCGTCCCCATGGAAAAAAGGGGCGCCGCGTGACTGCGACACCCCCGTTGGAAAAGTTGTTGGAAGTCTTTGGCGGTGCGGTGCCGACCCGCTCCCCCACCCGGCCACCCACACGGTATTCTGATGGGTGGCCGGGTGGGGGAGCAGGCCGGCACCGCATCACGCGCGTCAGCGCGTCGAGAACCCTCACCCGTCCTCGACCGCATGGATGCGCGCCAGCCGCTGCATCGGCTGCGCGACCACGCTCACCTCGATCAGGTCGGCGGCGGCGATCGTCCGCCACGCCCCCTGCCGCACGGAGCGCGCCCGGTATCCGAACGACAGCCCGTCGATCGCCCGCGCCCTTACCAGTCGCGCCGCCTCGCCCCCCTCGATCCGCCCGATCACCCGCAGCCCGCGCGCATCCTCGCCCAGCCACTCGACCGTCCCGATCGGCTCCCCGCGATGCTGCCACAGCAAAGGCACCGCCCCCGCCGCCTTCAGCGCGCCGGGCAGCACGACATCGCCGCCCCGGTCCGCCCGCCCGAAGATCGCGGCATATCCCGCAAACCTCACCGCGCCCATTCGGGCCACCCGGTCCTGACCGCGATCCCGACCAGCAGCAGCGCGAACGCCATCCGCATCACCCATGCCACCGCCGCCCGCAGCGCCGAGCGTTTCGCGTCGCGCCACGCCTTCAACAGCTCGCGCAGCTCCTGCACGTCCCCGGCGGCGGCCGCATCCGACAGCCCGATCCGCGCCATCGCCCGCGTCGCGCCCAGCTCGCCCGCTTCTTCCGCAATCGCGCGCAGCGTCTGCAGGTCGGCGCCATCGTCCGCCGCCTGCCCGATCAGCTGCGCCAGCAGCCCCGTATCGCCCATCTCTTGTCTCCCCCATCTGCCCGCGCTAGCCCCGGCCAAGTGAGACCACGCCTCCGCATCATCGCCGCCGCCTTCGCCGCGGCCCTGCTCGCCTTCCTCTTCGCGCTGCCGTTCCTCAAAGGGAAACGCTGCCTCGACGCCGGCGGCCGGTTCGACCGGACGACGTTGGTGTGCAGCTATCCCACGACCCAAGAGAACCGTTCGTCCTGAGTAGCCGCTGAGCTTGTCGAAGCGGCGTATCGAAGGACCGCCAAGCGTGCTTCGATACGGGCTTTCGACTTCGCTCAATCCCTACTCAGCACGAACGGGGTCGGAGCCAATCCCCACCAACCCCCGCTTCTCGTCATCGGTGAGGAAATCCACCCCCGCGACCCGCGTCCACAACTGGTCCCGCTCGTCGGCCAGCGCCGGGATCGCCTCGACATCGACCTCGAGCGCCCCCGTCCCCAGCCACCCGTCGATCCCCTGCCCGATCGCGCCCAGCACGCGCGTCCCCAGCGGCACGATCGTCTGCCGCCACAACGCCCGGTTCGCCTCGCGATAATTGGCAAAGGTATTGTCGCCCGGCAGCCCGAGCAGCATCGGCGGCACCCCGAACGCCAGCGCGATCTCGCGCGCCGCCTGCGCCTTCAGCCCCACGAAATCCATGTCCGCCGGGGTCAGGCTCATCGCCTGCCATTTCAGCCCGCCGTCGAGCAGCATCGGCCGCCCGGCATTGGCAGCACCGGCAAAGGCATCGTCCATCTGCGCGCGCAGCCGGTCGAACTGTTCGCCCGACAACACCCCGCCATCGCCCGGATCATGCACCAGCGCCCCCGACGGCCGCGCGGCATTGTCGAGCAGCGCCTTGTTCCACCGCGCCGCCTGGTTGTGGATCGCCACCGCCCCCGCCGCGACGCCGAGGCACCCCAGGCCATAATGGTCGTCCAGCGGGTGAAAGCCGCGCAGATGGATCAGCCCCGGCCGGCCGCCCTCGACCTCGGCCGCGATCCGCATCACCCGCTCGCCGACCCTGTATCGATACGCGGCCGGCCACCCGGTCGCATCCGCCTCGACCGTCACCCGTTCGGGTCGCAGCGCATACAGCTCGCCGATCCCGCCCGCGCCATCGTCGATGATTTGGACATAGGCATTGCCGTGCAGCAGCAGCTGCGCCGCCACGCTCTCCAGCAATTCCTGTCCCGCCGATCGCGCCGCGACCAATGCCACGGCCCGCGCGTCGCCCTTCATCGGCAGCGACGCCAACCCCTCCGCCACGATCCTGACCGCCCGCTGCGCGATCGGATTGCCCAGATAGGCATCGCGCAGCTGCGCCTCATAGCCCTGCGCCCAATCCCCCGCCGCCGGCCCGCTGCCATCGCGCCACAGGGTCGCGCCACCGCGCGCCAACACCGGACGCACGCCATCGCGCCCGGACCTGCGTCCGAACCATTTCATCGGTTTTCTCCTGAAAATGAAAAAGGCCCCGCGTCGCCGCGAGGCCCTTGTGACATCATCCTTGGCCGGAAAGCCTATTCTGCATCTGTCGTACCTGGATCGAGATCCAGTTTGTGCTGGCGCGCTTCCTGCTGCCGCCGCAGCATCGTCGACTGGTATTTCAACAGCTGGACCTGATGTTCGCTGAGCCTCCCCATCACCGGACTTTTCCGTCCCGGCGCGTCTGGAAAGAACTCGCTAGCCCATGGCAACTGCGCGATGCGGTCAAGCTGGAAGCGTGTCGCACAATATAAACCGCACGCATCCATATCGACGATGTTCGATACGACGAATTGATTTATCTCTTTGCGAAAGACATCCTGCGAGGTGCCGTATGCGACATCGACCCACGGATTATTCTCCTGGTCGGCATAACCGCGCTTGATGATCGCCGGCCTGGGCTTCGGCCCCGGTCGGTCGACATCCTCCACATACGGAAACCGGCACCAGACGATGCTCGTCGGTGCCGGCATGGTGGAAAACGGAAAAAAATCCCAAGGCAACTTACCAGGCGTCTCCAGATACCGGAGTCAGCTGGAAGTTCGCAGGCCTCTTCGCCTCGATATGCGCCTGCTGGCGCGCGATGAAGTCTTCCGAAACTTCATCATGATAGGTCGGCGTAGGCCGTGCCGCCCGCGTCGGAGCAGACAAAGCCTGCTTGAACGGGTTACGCATTCTAGCTCCTTTCTGCCGAAGTGCCGTCATCGACAATGCTCCATGTCGCATGAATCCCGCTTGAACCAACCGGAATGGCCTTCGAAACCGCAATTCGCACAACGAACGATCGGCAGCAATGCCAATCTGGCATAGCTGGCTCCATATAGTGGCGCGTTCCCATGTTTCCATAACGACCGTCGTGACGGAAAGTTTACGCCCCCTCACAAAACCCGAACCACCGCCTCCCCCTTGCCTCCCAGCATCAACTCGAACATCGCCCACACCAGCGCATCCGCCCGATCCGGCGACCGCCCCGGCCCTTCATACCGCCCGCTGGCGACCAGCCCGCACAGCTCGTCCTCCAACGCCGGAAACGCCCCCGCATGAAACGCCCGCGCGCCTTCATACAACGCCACCACCGGCTCCGCCCGCGCCGCCTTGCCGCGCGACGCATGGACCAGCCGCACCGGCAGCCCGGCATCCGCCGCGCGCAGCACGCTCGCGACCATCGCCCCGCCCTGGTTCGATTCCGCCACCACCCGGTCCGCACCATGCCGCGCGGCACATGCCGCGACCGCCGATGCCCAGCCCTCGGGTGACAGGCCGGACACGCTCGCATCCTCCAGTACATAGGCATGGCCGTCCGCGCCCTTGCCGACCGCGACGATGCCGCACGCATCGCCGCCGATCCCGGCCGGCGGATCGACCCCGATCACCACCCGCACCAGCGTCGGCACCGCGTCGACCCGACGCGCCTCGATCATCGCGCGCGACCACAGGGCGCCGGCGACATCCTCGATCAGCTCGCCGTCCAGCTCCTGCCGCCCCAGCCTCGTCCCGCCATAGGTCCCCTCGATCTGCGCAAGGTAACTCTCCGCCAGATGCCGGTTGTCGCGCGATCGCCCGCCGGTGATCCTGACCCCCGGCATCCCCCGGATCCGCCGCAGCAGCGGGATCACGCGCGGCGTGGTCGTCACCAGCGTCTGCGGCCGCTCGCCGCTACGCATCCCCATCATGAGGTTGTCCCAGGTCGCATCGGCATTGCGCCATTTCGCCAGCTCGTCGCACCATGCGATATGATGCTCCGGCCCGCGCAGCCCGTCGGGGCTTTCGGCGGCATAGACATGCGCTTCCGCCCCCGATCCGAATTCGACGACGCCGCGCGACGGGCGATAGGCGACGGTCCCGTAATGCCGCCCGATCGCCAGCACCCCCGCAGGTCCGCGCACCATCACGCTTTCGACATCGCGCCGCGTCGCACCGACCAGCGCGATGCGCAAATCGCCCTGCTCCGCCGCCCGGGCGCACACCCATTCGGCCCCGGCGCGGGTCTTGCCGAACCCCCGCCCCGCCTGGATCAGCCACACCGTCCAGTCATTGTCGGCGATCGTCTGCCCGTCATGCGCCCACAGCGTGAAGCGCGTCGCCAGTTCGTTGCGCCGATGCGGCGTGACCTTCATCAGAAAGCGTTCAAGCTGTGCATCGTTCAATTCGGCCAATGCCGTGACCAGCGGGTCGACGCCGCTCATGCCCGGCGCTCCTGCTTGCCGCGCATCGCCTTGATCCGCGCGATCAACATCGCATCCGTCTCGGCCTGGGTCGCACGGGATCGCTGTTCGCGATGCCCACTGCCGCCTTTCACGATCGAACGATGCCGATCGAGCAGCCTGATCGCCTGTTCGATGGTGATCGCGCCACAGACCACCGTGTCGGGATCACCTACCGTCACCCCCTCCAGCACGGCGATGGCTTTTGATACCAGCATCTCTTCCAGCCGGTCATATCCTGCCAGCAATGCCATCCGCCACTGCGCGGCAAAGGCCGGATCGCGCCGCCGCAGGGCATAGACGCTCGCCTGCGACAGACCGACGGCCTCCGTCGCGGCGCGCACGTTGCAGGTCGCAGCGACATGGTCGAGAAACCGCTCCCGCCGGCTCGGCGTCCACCCCTTGTCCATCCGCTGCTGTTGTACCGGACGATTGCTACCCGTCGTCAGAACCTGTTCCCTGGCCATATCCCCCACCCCCAGACGCCATTCGGGGCCGACGACGTTTCCGCCCGGCCCCGATCCCCACAATTCCCGATGTTCCTGTTTTGTGCCATATCAGCGTGACGATGTCAACAGCAATGTTCCCATATGGTTCGTTTTTGCGCGGCCATGGCGGATCGGGACCTGCATCCCCATATCATATCCATCGCTGGCAGATGGTCCGTAGGCGCCAGCGACCGGGAGACGCACGCGCTTCCGCTTACGCTGTCGGGAGCGTCACCACATGGACCTCAACGATCTTCTCCACCGCCATCAGGTTTCGCTGATGCGCGCCGCCAACGCCAAATCGGTCGAGGCCGCCTATTCGCATGGCGGCATGGCCCGCGGGTACGAACGCCGGATCGCCGCGCTGCGCGATGTGCTCGGCGCGTCGGGCCGGATGGTGGCGGCATGACCGCCATCCTCGATCCCACACCGGCCACCGATGCCCCGGCTGCCAACGCCCCGGCCGAACCGACCGCGCGTCCCGGCAACATGAAGTTCCGCCGCAAATACACCACCGTCCGCCTGCCCCCCGACCAGGCCACCCGCCAGGGCCAGGTCGCCACCGCCGCCTTCCGCCATTTCGGCGAACGCGACGCGGCGATGGCGTTCCTCAACGCCCATGACGAAGCCCTTGGCGGCCGCCCGCTCGACCTCGCCATCGCCAGCGCGGAAGGGCTGGCGATGGTCGAGGCGGCGATGGCGGGGCGGAAGGCCTGA